TGGCACAGGCATCATTGATGGTATTGGTGTTACAAATAATACAAGTGCTTTAACTATTACTTTATTTATAGATAAATAATTTCAATGCCTATTTACAAAACTAGGCAATTTACTGGTACTTCCCTTTACGATGACGCTCAAGATCTATATAGTTTAAATAGATCATCAATAAAAGAAAAAAATATAAAATCTCAAAGAGCTAGATTATCTTCTGAAGAAGAAACAGAGGAATCAGATAAAAATAAAAATTCAAAAATATTAATGGCTAATCTTGGTATGATGGTTGGTTATGAAAAAGGTGGTATGCCCGCAAGAAATAAAAAAAATTTTAGATCTACAGAAGCTGGGGCAGGAATGACTCAAGCTGGTGTAAAAGCTTATAGAAGAATGAATCCTGGTTCTAAATTAAGCACAGCAGTTACTGAAGATAATCCCGGTCCAAAAAACGCAGCTAGAAGAAAATCATATTGTGCTAGATCTGCAGGACAAATGAAAATGTTTCCTAATGCTGCAAAAGACCCTAATTCTAGATTAAGACAAGCAAGAAAAAGATGGAAATGTTAACTTGCAATGTCTTATTTAAATGCTAACATACCACCCATATACTGTAAAATAAGGAGAGAATATTTATATGACTTACGAGAACATCAAGGAGAAACTGAAGATTGTGTGGTCTTTGCTATTGCAAGTATTCCAGGGCGTGCAATCTTATTTCATGCTTTACTTACGAATGGTGCAATATACTGGAGGCTTCCTATCAGTGCTTTTCTTCAAGGAAGAAACAGCAGTGATGTGCATCAACGAAAAATGGAACATCAGAATCTCGAAGATCTTGAGTTATGGAATTCATTTAGTTATTATCCTGCTATTACTACTTTTGATTTTTTAATTGGGCAACGTTGTAAGTATTTAGGAAAGGATAAAAAATTTATTCATGGAGAATATTTATTCACAATTGATTGGGCACATCCAGAACCTAACATCTTGGATACTGAGCATTCCGAAATACCTGATCAACACAAGTGTGCACATATTTTGGCTCTTGATAACGGTAATTATGCAGCTCAGCCTAACAATCGTATTTTGTGGAACATTAGTAGTTTTACTACTTCTAAACATTGGCCAGATTATAAAGTTACAACTACAGAATGGAATGTTGAAAATAAAAACTGGCAATTAGAAGACACTGATGATATGTTTTATCAAGTAGATAGTATTTATCAAGTGGAGGACAAAAATGAGTAGCGAATTTAAATTAAGTGATCAAACAAATGTATCGTTACCTGTTAAAAATATAGTAGCAATTGTATCTGCTATTGTTGTAGCGGTATGGACGTATTTTGGTATTGTTGAACGATTAAATAGATTAGAAACTAATGAAAAATTAATGGCTCAAGATCTTCTTAAGAAAGCAGATCAAACTCCTAAGAACCAAGAATTATTTATGTTAATTGAATATCAAGCTAAAACAATAGAAAAACATTCTAAACAATTGGAAGAAAACGTTCATACAAAAGTATTAATATCTCAATTAGAAAAGAAAGTAGATAAACTAGAAAAAGAATTAGATACCGTAAGAGGTAAATAATGATAGAGGTAGTATTTGCATTATTAATGTATATGAATGGCAAATTAGAAGGCTATTCTCCTAAAGCTAATATTGCAGATTGTTTAGAACAAAAAAGAAAAGTAGAACGTGATGGTAATCCAAGTGTTACTTCATGGAGTTGTAAAGAAGTAAAAGCCATTATAGAAACAGATAAGCATGGCATTAAAAGAATCAAAGAAGTTAAGCAAGAGTAATTGTATTAACAATCTGACAGTTGGATGCTGTCTCTCAAATCAATGTAAATGTTATGACAATCAAGACTATAGTAATAAAATATTTGATAGTAGCTCTACTGGCATTTGCATTAGGTACATTCTTCCCCAATCCCGTCGCCAAGAAGAAGACTGAGAACGCCACAATCGCCTGGGCAAAGAGTCTAGGCTTTGGCCCCCCGAGGTTTGAATATCATAATAATCAAGAATTCATTGCCTCACTTAAAAAGTGTATCTCCTACCTTAATTTCGACATCCCTAAAAATAAACACATAAATACTGAACTAATCGTTGCTCAAGCTATCGTAGAAAGCAACTATGGAACTTCAAGGTTCGCATTAGAGGGCCACAATCTCTTTGGTATAAGGATCTGGTCGAAAGAGGGTATGCTGCCCTATAAACAGCCTGATTCTATAGAATGGCGGGTAAGAATATTTAAAAACAAATGTGATTCTGTTAAGTATTACATAGAAATTCTAAATACAAAACAAGTGTATGCAGAATTTAGAAAAGCTAGAGATATGTCATTTAATAGGGATCCTATAAGAATGGCAAAAGCATTAGATAGTTTTTCTACAAATAAAGAATATGAAAAACATGTTATTGAGGTTATACATAAATTAAGAAATGGAACTAAGTAAAAGCTTTACATTAAACGAATTAACAAAGTCTCAAGAAGCAACAAGACTTGAGATAGATAATACCCCAAACGAAGATTGTATAGAAAGTTTAAAACTTCTATGTGTTAAAATACTACAACCTGTTAGAGATTTTTATGGTTTACCTGTTTCTATATCTTCTGGATACAGATCACCTGAGTTATGTGAAGCAATAGGTTCTTCACGCACGAGCCAGCACGCGCGCGGGCAGGCGGCGGACTTTGAAATATTTGGAGTACCCAATAAACAAGTTGCAGATTTTATCGTAAAAAACTTAGATTATGATCAATGTATATTAGAGTTCTGGAATGAGAATGAACCAAACAGTGGATGGGTACATTGTAGTTTTAATAAAGATAATAATAGAAAACAATACTTGCAGGCTCAAAAATTAAATGGTAGAGTTGTTTATACAGTTATATAAATTATGCCAATCGGAAGATCACAAATACCTCAACAGATTGAGGGTAAATTAAGAGGTGCAAAGCCTTCAAGAGCTATGTTAGCTTATCGCAAAAAAAAGAAAAACATTAATAAAAAAGCCTAGTTCTAGACTATTCATCTATATTTTGGTAATATCCTCTGGATTAATCTCAAAGGATCTCTATGACAAAACTATGTCCAAGAGGCAAAGCGGCCGCCAAAAAAAAGTTTAAGGTTTATCCTTCAGCTTACGCTAATGCCTATGCGTCAAGAATATGCGCAGGTAAAATAAAAGATCCATCAGGAACTAAAAGAAAAGATTGGGGTCCTAAATCTATGAAAGAAGGATCCATGGTTAAAGTTAAAAAATTTAGTGGCGGAGCTTTAACAACTACATCACCTCAAGGACCAATGTTACCAGAGGAAGAAGATAGATTTTTAAGAGGTGTTTCACCATACTTAGAAAAATCAGGCTCAGCTGTAGCTGGTTCACAAGCTGGAGAAGAAAGATTAAGAGGCGGTGTTGGTTTTGATACAAAAATCGGTAATATTGGTTTAGAGGTAGGAAAAGCAACACGTAATCAACCTGGGTTTCCTGATTTTCAAGAAAAAAATATAGGTGTAAATTATAATAAAAATATTCCAATAGCTGAAAGAACTAATTTAAATATTTCTGGTGGAGTTGGTCGTCAAACTAGTCAGTATAAAGGTTTTGATGAAAGCAAAAGAGAACAAGACACATATAATATCGGAGCAAGAGTAGATTATCGTTTTGGTAAAGGTAAAAAATCAGGTGGTATGGCAAATAAAGGAAAATTTAAATATGTAAAGGGTGGTTTTGAAGAGGGCGATTATCAAGACTATGTTTTAGATCTTATTAAATGAGTGGTTTAGATAAGTGGTTTAAAGAAAATTGGGTTGACATAGGTGCCCCTAAAAAAGGTGGTGGTTATGAAAAGTGTGGAAGAGCAAAAGCAGATGGTTCTGGTAGACCATACCCAAAATGTGTACCTGCAGCAAAAGCTGCAAGTATGTCAGGAAGCCAGAGGAGATCAGCAGTCATCCGTAAAAGAGCTGCAGGTAATGTTGGACCGAAACCAACTAATGTTAAAACAATTAAAGCCAGTGAGGGAAAAATGTTAAAAGGAAAACAAAAAAAACTTGATGTTAACAATGATGGAAAAATTTCAGGAGAAGATTTTTCTATGTTAAAGAAAAGCAAAAAAGTAAGAATGCAGAAAAAAGATGCTATGGGCGAATCACCTGAAGGAATGGTTGATGGTGGTATGTCAAAACGTGGCACTGGAGCTGCTGTAAGAGGAACAACTTTTAAAGGTGTATTTTAATGAGTAAATATTCAAAAATTGTAACCATGAGAAATGGTGGTAAGATGGAAATTAGACAAGCCTCTGTTGGTTTGTTTGCAAAAGGTCTTAGAAAAGGAATAGATATGGTTGGAATATCAAAAGAAGCTATTCAAAAAGGAGCTTTAAAAAAAGCATTTCCAGAAAAATTTGATAAAGCTTTACAGGCTTACAAAAGAGGAGACAAAGAAATGCTTAAAGGATTAAAATTAAAAGATGCAGGTTCTGGTATAAAATCACCAGGTGCAGGTGACTTATCACAAGCAGGTGATTCTTCTAAATATGTCGAAAGAGCAACAAAAGCACTTGGTATTGGTGCGACTGGAGCCGTAGTTGAAAATGAAACTGGTATAATTAATAAAATTAAAAAAATATTTAATAAAGAATAATGACAACTTCAGGCACTACTACATTTGATTTAGATATAGAAGAAGTAATTGAAGAAGCATATGAAAGATGTGGATCATCAACTACTTCTGGATATTCATTACGTAGTGCAAGAAGATCATTAAATTTATTATTTTCGGAATGGGGTAATAGAGGAGTTCATCTTTGGAAGGTTGAATTACAAACTACCGCATTAGTTTTAGGAC